TGCAAAAGCAACTTCCCGGCGCATCTGAAGCTTGTCTGTGACCCATTCGGTGGCATCTCGGTCTAGATTAAATGGAGCATCGGCATTCTTCCTGGTCTCGTCATCAATTTCTTTCGGATTGAATACCGGTCGCAATAATACTTGGCAGTTGTCGTTACTCTCCACCCACCTCCAGCAGACTTCGTACCAGGAGCACGGAGTTTAGCTTCGTCTCTAAACCAATGAGACTTATCATACTGCGGGATGATATCGGACTGCTTCTGCACAGGTACAATCGGGAAGATCTGGTCGGCAATGTATTCGGGGTTCTTATAGCCAATAGAAATATTTGTCAATAATTGGTCAACATGAAGATCTGAAGCCACAGGATTAGGCATTATTAATCACTCCTTTTCTAAATTACAAAATTAGGTCGTACTCAGCGTGAACGGCCCAGTCAACAGCACACGAATAATCGTGCCGTCCGCTGATGAAGCATCCAGCGCAATACCAGCAACAAAATCGTGGTCAGCAGATTTTTTGACTGCCTTGCCGTTTGCGTCTGTACCGACGTAATCACCTACCCCAATTGCTGTTCCGGAACCATCTGACACGACTTTACTGACACCTAAAACTCGAACCTGTGCCGCGTGACCAGCGGTCGGTTTGTTTTGTAGCACACCAATAGCTTTATCAGTAGCGCCGTCGCAGACATCCACCTGGTCAACACCGCTGAGTTCAACAAAATAATACTGCTTTGAACTCAGGTCATTTTCAGCCTTGCACCATCCGATGTCAAATACAGCCATTTCGGTTGCCATCAGTTATCTACCTCCTTAGACTTCCACCGCAGTCTCTTTGCGGTACTGCTCATAAAGTTGCGGGTTCTCGGCTAACACCTTAGCCAGTGCATCCGTCCTGCTCATATTGGCGTCTTTCTGCACTAGTCCGTTCACCATAGACTCTATCTTAGCAACGGCAGAATCACCCGCAGGAGCTCCGCCTCGGCCAATCTCAGCGTATAGCGCGCCTGCCTCAATAGCTTCATTGGCCGCCTTAAGCACACCTTCGAGCTTGGCGTATTCTTCCGGCGCTTTTTCAGCCAGGCACCTTCGAGCTTGGCGTATTCTTCCGGCGCTTTTTCAGCCAGGCCCTTGAGCACCAGCCCGAATTCTTCCGGCTTGGTTGGCAGGTTAGCGAACTCATCGGCAGCTTTCTGGATAAACTCTTTTCGTAACTGCTTATCGCGCTCTTCCTTCAGTACTTTCTCTAACTCTTCAGCCTTCTTAACAGCTTCCTGATGCTCTTTCCAGAGAGCTTCAACAGCAGGACGGACTTCTTCTGGAATGCTTGAAAAGTCATAGCTACCGTCCTCTTTTTTAGCAGGAGCAGGATAGCCATATTTCTTCTTCTTATCTTCTTCTTCCTCGTTTTTCTTGCCCTTAGCTTTCTCGGTCGGTGCCGGGTAGCCATAACCGGCCAGTTCGGCCAGAGTTTTCATGATGTCCTTCGGCAGCTCGTCCTTGTATGCGTTGAGCAACCGTAAAGCTCCTTTTACGGCTCCTTTTGCTTTGTCGGACAGCTTAGCCGCTTTCAGAACTTCCTCGACCTTGCTCTCATCTTCCAACTCGGTTTCCAAAACAGCCTTGAGAATTTCTTCCATTGAACTTCCCTCCTCAGATTTGTAAATAAAAAAGCGCTTTTTTATAGCGCCTCTTGGTACAAGACTAACTTCTGGAATTTCTAAATCGCTTAATTGGTACACATAACCACCTTCTTACGCTATTTGGATGTCAATAAACTCCACCTCCGGTAACTTTGGTTTGTCAATTGGAGTCCTCACGCCAAAACCACCAACAGAATAACTTGTTAACCTTCCTTCTTCGACCTCTTTCCATAATCCATCGGACTGAATTTTACTGCCGAGAATCCATGCCCCGGAATGGAATATCTCTTCGCCGCACTTAACCCTGTACGCCCTATGTGGCTTCCCTTCCATCGCCTTCTGCCAGTCATCATATGAGGGGTACGGGAATAAATAACTCTCGACAGGCACAGCATCGGCCTTCTTATGGTGCCGGTAACCTAACAAACGAGATTTGATCAGCCAATTATGTGCCACCTGCTCAACATCTGCTGGACTTACCCAATCGTCCTGGGAATCAACTTGGTAGGGGTCCAAGGCTACACCATACACAATTCGCCGAGGCTGATCAATTTTAATAATCGGAGCATGGTATTCTTTAGTAACTTTTGCTTTTGTCACATTAATTTTTTGCACAGGCTTTCCTGGTTCATCAGCCCACAATAACCACTTCTGCCCTTTCTGCTTAAGCTCGCTTATCACATCAGCGAGTTTATGGGTTTTAGTATACGGCTCTTGTGACTCTGGCCGGTTTACAAGCCATACCCTGCGCCCCTGTCCCATCGGGGCATACTGGATTAACAACCGGCCTTTAAGTTTGTCGCCATGCATAAATAGCTCTCGCCCGTGTTCACGGGCAAAGGAAAACTCGTATTCTCCGCTGTCAAGCTCAAAAAACTTACTGTAAGTTTTTGCAGTAGATCCAGCGCTTCCGGGTTCTGCTACATAAGGGTTTTTATGTGCTATCGTCAGCCATGCATGTGGCTGATAAAGCTTGAACTGTCCCTGTAAACTGTCATTGGGAGGAAGTTCAAGCAACTTGCTGCCCCATTTTGTCTTACGGATGTCTTCGGTATCACCTTCAAATACCGAAAAACCCCAAAGGGTCTTATCATCGATTTCAAGTCTTAAGTCTCCATGGACTGAGTGATTGGTTTTAAGGAGTTCTTCGTGGCTTAATGGTTTTAAGGAGTTCTTCGTGGCTTAACCCCGTTTCTTCCTCGCTTAACCCTCTCCAATGCATTTGATAAACGAAACGCCCTTTGCCCGATTTAGGATACATGTTGTGCCATTCTTCTTCGTATAACTTAGCTGCAATTCCCGCTCTGGTGTCACCTTCCTCGCCCATACGGTCAGCCTTCTTCACCTGCTCTAAGGCTCGTTTAATCTGCTTTATCTTCCTTGCCACTTCCCCGCTGTCACCAAACCTTCTCACCGCTGCCGGATGTGGCAAAACAAAGTCTGCTCTATCACCAAGAGCAGATCTGGCAGTTTGGCCGAGTGCCACTATTATTTGCGGATTAGCCTTGTCCAGTTCACGCATCAGCCAATCATGCCACTTGCCAATTTCGTCCTGGTTCGGCTCTCGCACCCTACCTCTGTCGTCTGTCAAGAACAGCGGGACTGTATTAGTGAGAAATACCTCATCGGGCTTAAGGCCCAGCGGTTTAAGGTAAAGCTCCTTGAACGTCTCGCCGCTTGGACCAGTAAACGGCTCTCCCCTAGCTGCTTCTACCCGGCCGGGGGAAGCGCCGACAAAAGCCAGTTTTGCGTTTTTAGGCCCTCGGCTGGGAACTATACTCTGCGCCGATTTTTGAAGTACTTGACCACGCTTTGCTATGTCTATTGCTTGAGCAGCAGTGTAAGGAACCTTACGTGTTTTGTCTACATCAACCACACGGGCACCAAGCCAAGCTAATTCCTTCTTCTCCTCATCAGGAATCAGTTCCAAGACTTCACATGTGATAATGTCGCCTTTGTTGGCTTCTATATTTGTAGAAAACGTTTTGCCAAGGTTAATGTATCTCTTGCCGTCAAGCTCTGTTACATTCTTCCACTCCATGCCGACACTGGGTAAAAGCCCGCCCCAGTAATTATATGCGCCTGCTTTCGTTTTCTGCTTGTCAAGGACGATAACTTTTAGCTCAATAACCCGCTTCAGCTTAAACCATTCGTTAGTGCTGCCATCGGTCTCATATTTGCCGTCGGCAGTCTTGGCTACTAGCCCTTCAGAGCGGTCTTGGTCAAAGGCCCACCGGGCTGCAACTTTCGCCTCTTGTGGAGATTTGCACCACTTTAAAGGCGAAACAAACAGCGGTTTCTTCAAACCCAGTGATTCCAACATCTTCCATCTTTCTTTGAAAGGCTTGTCGCTTAAATCTTCATTCCAGTAAGGCACATCGAATACAGTTAAAACTGGCGTCTCGTTTTCGGCGAACCTTGGCTTCTCACGGTTAAACTTCATTAAGTCTGGCCTTGCTACCCGCTTGCCATCGCGAAGCATCCCTAGATCGCAATCTAAAATAAAGTCAGTATTCAATTTCCCCAAAGCATCTTTGATTTCAGGAAATTTATGCAGTTGGTCCTCGCCGTATTGCCCTTCAAACCAGAGACGAACGCCTTTGTCTTTCTTACCCTCCACTATTACCCTGTAGCCATTATGTTTAGGCTCAATAGCCAATGGCCAACGGTCTTTTGCCCAGTCTAGCAATTCGTCTATTGTATAAGCTTCGGTGTAACCTGCCATGCTGGGTTTCGGTGGTATAAACTTCTTAAACGGTTTCAACCCTGCTGCTTTGTTAATCACTTCTGGCTTTCTCAATACTCCCCGCACATATACCAAATCACCGTTCTGGATCTCTTCTAGCTTTCCAACCTCGAATTTCGGGCGTCCTTCTAGTAAATCGTCCTGCGTCCAAAAAGCAAATGTTGACTTGTTCCAAAAGCTTTTATGCCCAGGATGGTTAAATGCACCCTCGCCCTTCGTGCTCGGCACTTCAAACACAAATCTGCCACCTGGCTTCAATACCCGCCAAATTTCAGCCATAATCTTTTCTTTATCTGATAAATGTTCTAATACATGATTAGCTCGTATT